GCCACCCAGCTCGCCATGCACGGTGTGGCCGACGCCGATGCCGGGTTGGCGGGTGGCCTCGTGAACACCGGCCAGCAGGTGGGCAGCGCGATCGGCCTCGCCGTTCTCAGCACTCTGGCGGCTGCGGTGACCGCGGGGTCTGCCGAGGGCGGGGCTTCAATTCCGGATGCCCTCACCGCCGGCTTCTCGGCGGTGTTCGTCGGGGCGGCCGTTGCGGCGGCACTCGCCGCCCTGGTCGTGGTGCTGGTCCGACCGGGCTCGCGCGGCTCGGGCGTTCCGGCGGATTCCGCGGCCTCGGCCGGGGTGGAAGCCGCCCTCGCCTGACCCTCGCACTGCGGACCCTGCCGCAGAACGCACGAACCGCCCGGAGGATCTCCGGGCGGTTCTGTCCAACTCTGCTGCTTGTGTGGTGCACCCCCCGGGACTTGAACCCGGAACCCACTGATTAAGAGATATCCAGATGGTGTTGCTATCACGCCATATGGCGTTGTAGGCTGCACATACAGCGTCACCGCATGACATGGGGTAACACTGCAAAGGTGCCAGTAATGGTGCCACCACGAAAGAAGGCTCCGGGTGATCAGACCCGGAGCCACATCCGCCCCTGAATAGAGCAGGAACGAACAATGCAGGATACCAACCTCGACCACAGAAGAGCCGCCGCGGAGGACCCGATCGGCGGTGTCATCAGAAGAGGCGCAGGGGACAACGGCGTCCCCGCCTCCACCTCCACGATCGTCACTGACGGCGACCCTCGGCTGGCGCAGTTCGAGCGGAACGCGCGCGGATGGCTGGTCGGCTACTACGTCTACGGTCGTCACGTCCGACTCGCTGACCAGGTGTTCGTCACCCCCGACGAGGCGCGCGCGTGGATTGCCGCTCCCGAACAGCGGCAGGTGCGCCACTTCGACAGCCCTCGCGTTATTGCCGGCATGGTCGAGACGCCCCGCGGAACCGCTTGGAAAGACGCCTGAGGAGGCAAACGAAATGACCACGCAGACATTCACTACCGAGCTCGAGTTGATCGAGTGCGCCAACTGCCACATGCCCTTCGGCATGAGCACCGACTTCGTCCGCGAGCGCCGTCGGGATCACGAATCTTTCGTCTGCCCCATTGGGCACACGCAGTTCTTTCCAGGGAAGTCCGATGTCGAGAAGCTCGAGGAGAAGCTCGCCGCCGAGAAGCGGCGCCACGGTTGGACCGAGAGCACGCTCACCCACACCCGCGACCAGCTGCAGGCCACGGAGTACTCACGCCGCGCGGAGAAGGCGGCGAAGACCCGACTCAAGAACCGCATCGCTGCCGGCATGTGCCCGTGCTGCCGCCGCACTTTCCAGAACGTCGCCCGACACATCGAGGGCCAGCACCCCGACTTCGTGCCGTCGGCTGAGGCCTGAGGAGGCAACCATGAACGAGAACGACTACTGCCGCGTCTGCGGTGGCTACGGAAAGCACCGCGACCTCGATGGCCAGCCGTGTCCTCGCCAGGTCGATCAGAAGCTGGCCGAGGGGGTGTCCGCATGACCGCCGAGAACGAGGAGGCTGAGCGAGTCCCGCCGATGTGGGGCATCTGGCTCATCGACCCAAGCGGAAAGTACGGCCCGCACAAGGTATTCGCTGAGTACGGCGAGACCGCTGACGACGCATTCAACTCGTGCGCGGCTCGCTACCGCCCGGGTGGCGCAGATGTCACGCTCGACCCCGAGCTCAAGCCGTACTTGATCAACCCGGCAAGGGAGGCCCGCCCATGACCGACACCTACACCCCCGCCCCTGTCGACCTCACCCCTGAGGTGCTGGCACGGTGGGAAGAACTCGCAACGAAAGCGACCGAAGGGCCGTGGGAGTTCTTCACCGTCCGCGACGAGATTGTGTCTCTCGAAACCGGGACTGGCCCACATTCGGTCATCGATGCCTACGGTGAGAACACCCCGGGCTGGCTGCAAGTTGAGGATACCGACGCTCGTTTCATCGAAGAGAGCCGTACCGCTGTCCCTGCCCTGCTGTCTGGGGTGCGGTCCCGTGATGCCCGAATCGCAGAACTCGAAGCGGAACTCGCGGCCCGAGACGCCGTGATCGCCAGGTGCCTTGATCTTCTCCAGTCGTGGCCGGAGACGCAGGTCTACAAGGTGCGTGACGTTCTATCGGCCGCCCCGTCGTCGGTGCTCGCCGCCCGTGACGCCCGCGTGAAAGCCGAAGCGCTCGACCTCGCCGCAGACCAGGCGGTCGTCGGTCGAGATGGTGACATAGCGGCAGCATGGCTTCGTGCTCGTGCCGCCGAGTATCGGGAGCAGGCCGAGTGACGGCCCGCATCACCTAAATCGCTTATACCGACCAGAAATAAGGATTTTCACATGGCCCGCGGCAAAGGCGAAGGCTCCCTCTTCAAAGACGGCAACGGGTACTGGACCGTCGTCGTCGAGCTGCCCTCTCACAACGGCGAGCGGCGCCGGAAGAAGGTGCGCCGCAAGTCGAAAGCCGAAGCGCTCAAGATCCTTCGCGAACTTCTCGCCGAGCGCGAGCGATCCGGTGATATGCCCACGAGCTCGATCACCGTTCAGCAGTGGATCGATGAGTGGTTCACCACCATCGCCGCGAAGAAGAACCGCCCGAAGACGTTGAGCACATACCGGGGACTCATCGACCGCGAAATCCTGCCCACCATCGGCAGCAAGAAGCTCGACAAGCTCACCCCCACCGACGTCCGCCGCATGCTCCACTCGATCACCGAGAAGGGCCTGTCCTCCACCACAGCGGCGCAGGTGCACCGCATCCTGTCCGTGGCGTTGAAGTACGCCGAGCAGAACGGAAAGGTGCCCCGTAACGTCGCCGCCGCAGTCGACGCCCCCCGGCCTGCACGGCCAGCGCTCGAAGCGCTCTCCGTGGAACAGGGCATCCGCGTGCTCCAAACAGCCGCCTCCGACCCCCTCGGGTCCCTCTGGGCGGCCGTGCTCCTCACCGGAGCCCGCCAAGGCGAACTGCTCGGCCTCCAACGCGACCGCGTCGGCGAAGTCATCGACCTCTCCTGGCAGATGCAACGCCTCATCTGGGAGCACGGGTGCGGCGGCACCTGCAACCGGAAGCGTGGCGCCGACTGCTACAAGCGCACTGTGACGGCCGCCCCTGACTGGGTGCACAAGCCCCTCCACGGCGGCATGTGGCTCACCCGACCCAAGTCCGAGAAAGGCACACGCATCGTGCCACTCGTCGAACCGTTGAAGTCGATCATCGAACGACACATGGAAGCCACCGCCCGCGACCACAACCCCTACAACCTCGTCTGGTTCACACCCACCGGCGCACCCATCGACCACTCCGTCCAATCGAAGCTCTGGCACCAGCTGCTTGAGAGGGCCGGCGTCCCCGACGTGCGCCTTCACGACGGACGCCACACCGCCGTCGACCTGCTCTACGAAGCGGGCGTGCCCGAGGACCTCATCCGCGACATCGTCGGCCACTCCACCCGCGAGATGACCCGCGCCTACAAGTCCCGGGGGAACACGAAACGGCTGACCGAGGCCATGCACAAGCTGTCGGCACTGATCACCGCGCCAACCGATGCACATTCAGGAACATCCGAACTAGCCGCGTCGTGACGCCGAGCTCGAGCGCGAGCCGGTGACAGTCCGGCGTCCACTTCATCAACTCGATGCACTCGTCCAGGTCGATCAGGTTATCAGCGGCAACCCGGTCGGCCTGGATCTCGTACTTGGGCCGGTCGTCGGGGTGTCCGAGCAGTGCGTGCGCCAGCCCGTGCGCTGCGGCCGCGCGCCGACTCACACCGCGCATCGTCGATCGAATCACGAGGGTGTGATGCTCCGGCAGCCACTTCTCGTTCTCGGTGCGGATCGGCTGGAACAGAATCTGGATGCCGAGCTCCTCGGCGTGCTGGAACGGGTCGTAGCCGCGACCAACCTCAGGGTAGGTCTGGTTCGTCGGAATCCAACTCCGCATCCCTGGTAGCTGCTCCCGGTACATTCTCAAGCTCCTCGACAGACATGGCTGCGGCCTCAGCCTGTTTGCGTCGCCGCTCCGCCAGTTCGTCATTTGTAGCTGGGACCGCCGACATCGCCGCCCGCATCTGCTCCCGGTCAGCCCACACAGCTTCGATGCCGCCGGCGCGCTTCACAGCTCGCGCAACGAGCTCGTCTGGGGCGACACCGAGCGCGTGAGCGATCTCCGCGACCTGCGTGACATTGATGTCCCGGAGGTAGCTGTCGTTGTCGCTGGTGATCCTCGCCATGTGCGTTCCGATCCCGGTAAGCGCTCCAAGCCGCTTCAGGTCGACTCCCTGAGCGGCGGCTTCGGCACGGATTTCGGCGCGCATGGCGCGGTTCATCGCGGACAGCTTCGATTCCATACGGACCACACTATCGGCCGAATGACAGATCGCAGCGACCACATGGCGTGTCATAGCGTTGCGTTACGTCATACGGTGTGTTTAGATAGCCATATGACTTGTTCCGCCACCGCGAACCTCGCAGCCAGAAGAGTGGCTGCACTGATCGATGCCGAAGGGGTGTCGATCGAAAGAGTCGCTCAGGCCACCGACATCGAGTGCGCCGTCCTGCGTGACCGTCTTGCTTGCAAGTCGGAGTTCACCTTGGACGAGCTCACAGATGTCGGTGGCCTTTTTCGTGTCCCACCCGACCACTTCCTGAAGGAGGCCTCATGAGCGTCGAGCTCGAGCGGCTCGCCTACACGTACTCCGAGTTTGCGGAGGCCGTGGGGCTCAGCTACCAAGCCATTCGCGCCGCTGTCGATAGGGGGGAACTGGTGCCGTCCTATTACGGCACGAAGCCCCTCGTACGCAAGAAGGAAGGCGAGAGATGGCTCGAGTCCCTTCCGGCGGAGAGGAGAGCATCGTGACGATCGTCATAGACAACCCGTCGATGACCCGCGAGGAGGCCGAGCGGATCTCGTCGCGCATCGGTCTCCGCCTCGACACCATGGCCGATACTTGGGCCGGCGCCCTGCCGCTCATCCGCGAAGCCATCGAGCGCAACGCATACTCCGCGCTCGGGTATGCGTCGCATGGCGCCTACGTCAGCGATCGGTTCGGCGATTCCCTCTCCAAGCTGGGAGTCGAGCTGCGGCGCGAGATCGTCCGCGAGCTCACCGAAGCGGGTCTCAGCACACGAGCCATCGCCCCGGTTGTCGGCGTCTCTGACTACACGGTCCGCCAAGACCAGAGGGCAGGTGCGAGGGACCTCGCACCTGAGCGAGTGAGCACCATGGAGTCGCCGGCCCTCTCCTCATCTGATCCGGAGTTCAATCCGACCCCGACTCTCCCGCCTCGGGATGACGACTGGTCCCCCATGGATGTTCCAGGCCTCGACCCGATCACGGGTGAGGTCCACGAGGCCGGTGACGAAGAGACCGAACCCCCCGCGGTCCGTACGGTCACCGGCCTCGACGGAAAGCAGTACAAGCAGCCCGCAGCGAAAGAACCTCGCCGGCCTTCTCTGGTCGACGAAGCGTTCCGCGCAAACACGGAGCTGTGGAAAGCCATCGAACGAATCCGTTCGATCCGTGCCGATGACCGGTACACGCGAAACAAGGTCGACATCCTGGCTGCCCTACAGCCAAGCGCCGACCTTGCAACCGAGATCCTTGCCGATCTCTTCACCCCTGAAGGAGCTATGTAATGCCTGCTGCACAGACTACCAAGTTGACCGCCGTTCCGCTGGATCACCCCATCAACACGAAGGTGACCTCAGAGTGGGTCAACCTCACGCCCGCCATGGCCGAGAAGCTGCTCGGTCAGAACCACGGCAACCGGAACGTTCGCAGTCGGAAGGTCGGTAACTACGCCCGCGACATGCGAAACGGCAAATGGCTGACCACCGGCGACTCGATCAAGGTCGACTGGAACGGCCGCATGATCGACGGGCAGCACCGCTGCGAGGCGGTCATCGAGTCCGGTGTCACCATCCGCGTGATGGTGGTGAAAGGCCTCGAGCCGAACGTGCAGTCGGTGCTGGATGTGAATGTGCGCCGATCCCCCTCGGACGCTCTGAAGTTCAACGGGCACTCGTACAACGTCAGCATCCTGGCGTCCTGCGCCCGGATCGCCAACGCAAGAGCTTTGGGGTACCTCACCTCTGCCACGTCGACCACCATCCCTGAGATGACCAACGGCGAGGTCCTGCAGTGGGTCGCGGAGAACCCCGAGATCGAGAACGCCGCCGCTCTGGCATCCCGCGTCCACAAGACCATCGGGGCGACACCTTCCGCACTGGCCTACGCCATCCTGACGCTCGAGAAGATCAACGCCCCAGCCGCGGTCGAATTCTTCACCTCAATGGCGGAGTTCCGCACCGACGGCGCCAACGACCCCCGGTCAACCCTGCTGCGGACCTTCAACCGCCTGAAGGAGCAGCGGGTAACTCTGACCCCCGCGATCCAGCTGTCCTACATCTTCCGGGCGTGGAACGCATGGCGGAGCAACAAGAAGATCACGAACCTCCCGACGAAGACCAGCACCACAGGTGGCGGCTCTGTCGGCGTCGCGATCCCGGAACCGAAGTAGGGGCCGGCCATGCAAACCGTCACGTTCGACGTGTGCGAGTTCCGCACCGGCCGTGTCGTCGCCTCGACCCGCAGCTACGGGGTCGCGTTCGGTCACGCCATCCACCTCTACCGGGCGTCCGACAACCGCACCTCCTACGTGGTGAAGGCGGTGACCGCATGATCCGCGACGTGTGCGCCGAGTGCGACCGCCTCCGCGCCCCCATCTACTCCTACCCCGACACCGGTTTGCGCGTCTGCGCCCACCACATTCCGAACGAGGTCTGCTCATGAACAAGTGGGACGCCGAAGCGATCCAGTACACCGACGTGGAGAAGCTGAAGGCCTCGCTCGTCGGCCGGTCGATCGTCTCGACCGTGAGCGAGGGCATCGACTACTCCCGGGTCCTGTCGTTCGTCCTCGACGACGGTTCCATCCTCAAGGCCCACGCCACCGATGGGGGATGCGCCTGCAACAACGGGTGCTTCACCGTTGAGCCCGGCAACGTGGTCCAGGGAACCATCCTCAACGTCGATCTCGAGGAGGAAGCCGAGACCTTCGACTGGGATGCCGATGGCGACCAGTACGTCAAGCGGCTGATCGAGCCCGGCAGCATTTCGGACGGCAGCGCCACGATTCGAGTCTTCGTGTACAGCGAGCTCGGCAAGCAGGTTCTCGTCAGTTCCGAGGGCGGCGACAACGGCTACTACGGCTGGGGCTTCTGGCTCTCCGTGCAGGCGCCGGAGGTGTCCGCATGAATGGCCTCGCCGTACTCGAGCTCTGCGACCGCAACCCGCTCCGCACTCCGGCACCCGCCCGAACGTGGACCATCTACCGGTACGAGCGCGCCAGCGATGGCGAACTCGACCGCACCCCCACCGGGCACGAATTCACCGACTACCGGGCTGCGGAGGCGTACGCCGAGGGGCTGTGCAACTCGACGCAGGTATGGGAGCGGTTCTGGTTCGAAGCCGAAGAAGCCGACGACGACGAGGTGGCCGCGTGATGGACCGTCTCTTCGTCGCCCTAGCCGTCACCTTCGGCCTGCTCGCCCTCGCCCTCACCGCCGCACCCGTCGGCGGACTCAACGTCACCTGCGCGCTCGTCGCCGCAGCCTCCACCGGTGCGCTCTACGCGCACCACCGTCTCGGAAGGAGACACCCATGACCACCACGACCACCAGAGACGGCGTCGTGTACGGCATGAGCGACGTGGTCTATCACCACGGCCCCGAGCTCAGCAGCACCGGGGCCCGCCGCATCCTCGAGTCGCCCGCCCGCTACCGGTGGGAGACCGACCACCCGAAGCCCGGCAAGGAGACCTTCGATGTCGGCACCGCCGCGCACACGAAAGTGCTGGGCATCGGGTCCGGGACGATCGCCTACCCGGATGAGCACCTGACCCCATCCGGCGCCGTCTCCTCTAAGGCGGCCACGGTCGCGTGGGCGGCTGAGAAGCGGGCCGAAGGGTTCGTGCCCATCAGCCCAGACCAGGCCGCGCAGGTCGATGGCATGGCGGAGGCGGTGCTACGTCACCCGACCGCCCGCCGGCTCTTCGAGCAGGACGGCCACGCCGAAGCCTCCCTCTTCGCCACCGACCCTGACACCGGGGTGAGACTCCGGGCCCGCTTCGACTACCTCGCCCCCATCGGCGTCGACCTGAAGTCCACCTCCGGCCTCGCGTCGCCCTCGGGGTTCGCGAAGTCGGCTGCGTCGTACGGCTACGACGTGCAGCAGGGCCACTACGAGACCGTCGACCGGATCATCACCGGCACGCTCAGACCCTTCGTGTTCGTCGTCGTCGAGAAAGCAGCCCCCTACCTCGTCGGAGTCCACCAGCTCGACAAGGACTTCACCGACATCGGCCGCGGCAAAGCCCGAAGAGCCCGTGAGCTCTACGCGACCTGCACTGACACCGGTGTGTGGCCCGGCTACCCGACCGACATCCAACTCACCGTCCCGCCCATGTGGGCCATCTACGACTTCCAGGACAACTACTCATGAGCGACATCGCCCTCCCCAACCGTGCCGCATCCCAGGGCACCATCGTCGAGCAGACCAGAGCCGCAGCAGAAGTCGCCGCCGCCGTCTCCGTCGCCCGCCAGTTCCCCCGCAGCCCCGACGCCGCCACCGACGCCATGCGCCGCCTCTGCTCCTCCCTCGCCGTCGCCAACAAGGCCTTCTACGAAGTCCCCAACCGCGGCGCCGGCATGTCCGTCCACATCGCCCGCGAACTCGCCCGCATCTGGCAGAACGTCGACTACGGCGTCCGCGAGCTCCGCCGCGACGACGACGAAGGCGTCTCCGAGATGCAGGTGTGGGCGTGGGACGTCGAAACCAACGTCCGCTCCACCCGCTCCTTCATCCAGCCCCACCAGCGCATGAAGGGCGGCAAACGGCAGAACCTCACTGACCTCGGCGACATCTACCTCGCGAACCAGAACACCGGCGCCAGAGCCGTCCGCGAGTGCATCTTCACCATGCTCCCCGGATGGTTCCTCGCCGAAGCCGAGCAGGCCCTCCGCGACACCCTCGTCCGCGGCGACGGCAAACCCCTCACGGAGCGCATCGGCGACGCCCTCGAGAAGTTCGCCACCCTCAACATCACCCCCGAGCAGCTGCAGGCCCGCACCGGGAAGCACCCCACGGCTTGGCAGCCCAACGACCTCGCCAGCCTCGCCCGCATCTACGCGACCATCACCCAGGACGGCATCGCCGCCAGCGAGTTCTTCCCCGAGACCGCAGTGCAGATCCCGGCGGCCACATCATGAGCGCCGGCGACATCCACACGTTCCGCCTGAACTACCCGCGCCCCCCGAAGGGCCTACACGCTAACGACCGCGCCCACTGGCGCGTGACGGCAAAGTCGAAGGAGGCCGTACGCAGAGAGGTCATGCTGCGAGTCCGGTCACTGCGCCTCGGCGAGCTCGAGCGCATCTCAGTGCAGGTCATCTGGGTCGTCGGAGACCGCATCAAGCGCGACGACGACGGGCACGCACCCCTGATGAAGGTCATCTGCGACGGCATCGGTTCCGACCGCGGCGTCTCGGCCCACCTCGTTCCCGACGACGACCCCGCTCACATGGTGAAGCTCGCACCGGTCATCAAGACCGTGCCTGGCGCAGACCCGCACTTCTGCGTCATCATTACCGAGCTCGACGAGGTGGACGCATGAGCGAGGACACGAAGGTGTTAGTCGAAGTGAGAGGCAACACGGTTTCAGTGCAGGTCCTCGCCGTCGTGGATGGTCGACCCGCCGTGTCCAATCGGGGCTTCTTCTTCGAGCTCGGAACGCTCTGGGAAGTCACCATCCCTGGCGCGCGGCCCAACACCGAAAAGAAAGTCTGGCAGTGGCGTTGTGATGGTTTTTCGGGCAACGCCTCCTCGAAGGCGAGCGCTGTTAGCGCGATGCTCGCCGACTGCGGATATCAGGGTGTCCCGCTCACGGCGGCGACGCCTGATCTCTTGGAGGGGCTGCTTTGAGCCCCCGGTCGACGGGCCCGACGCAGACCACCCGTAACGGTGTCCTCGCCCGCGATGGGTACCGCTGCCAGAAGTGCGGTGCCCGCGTCGGGATCGGCACTCACAACATCCAGCACCGACGAGCTCGAGGCGTCGGCGGTAGAGCCGCAGGCGGACCCGCCAACAACCCGGAGAACCTGCTCACCCTGTGCCCGATGACCTCGTGCCATGGGTGGGTGACAGACCACGAGAAGGAGTCGCGGCCGTTCGGGTGGGCGGTGTCTCTCAACGCCACCGCCTACGGCCCTGAGAGCGTCCCCATCCTCGGCCGTGACGAGCGCGGGGCGGAGCAGTGGTACTGGCTCGAGGGCTTCGACCGCATCCCGGTTCGCGAGACGACCGCGCTGATGCGGATGGTCGCCTTGGGGATCAGAGAGGACGCCACCTGATGGCCAAGTACACCGGAGTCGCTTTCGACACGCGGCTGTTCGAATCCGTCGAGTTCTCATTGCTCGCGGACTCCAACAAGCACCGCGCCGCCCTGGCGCACGTACTCGCCCATGCCTACGCCACGAAGCACGACACCGAGGGATTCCTGCCGAAGGCCGCGTTGCGTCTTCTGTACGGCAAGCCAGCTGACGCGCGAGAGCTTGTGCGGCTCGGCCTGTGGGTGCCGGTCACCAATGGTTGGGTTCTCAACGACTGGATACGTCACCAGGGCCTCCGGCGCCGGCGACCAATACCCACCGCGGTACGGGCCTTCGTGTTCGAGCGGGACGGCTATGTCTGCCTGTCTTGCGGAACCACCGAGGGACTCAGCATCGACCACATCATTCCCTGGTCCAAGGGCGGCAGCGACCGCCCCGACAACCTGCAGACGCTTTGCCTGCCATGCAACAGCAGGAAAAGAGACAGCTGATGGAACTCACATGGTTCAGAGCCGACACCAGCTTCGCCGTGCACGACAAGATCACTGCTCTCGTCGAGAACTTCGGAGCGAAGGGAAAGCAGGCCGGATTCGTCTACATGTGCGCCCTCGGACATTCCGTCGGGCACGGAACCGACGGTCTGATCAAGCGCACAACTCTCAAGTGGGTCCACGGAACCGCCGGCGACGCATCGATCCTCGTGCAGGCCGAGCTCTGGGAAACCGACCCGGACGGGTGGCGGATCAAGAATTTCGGCACCCGTCAGATCGTCGGCGCCACCCAACAGATCATCGCCGAGCAGAAGGCCGCCGCTGGAAAGAAAGGCGCAGACAAGAGGTGGGGAGATGACTGACCAGCAGCCCTGCTATATGGCAGACCCATGTGGGTACCCATGTAGCTGCGCGATGGCACGAACGAACACCACCCACGAACGTACGAACGCAACTGACGGACGCTTCCAAGACCCAGGCAAAAATCCTCGCGTTCCTGATGCCCCGACCCCTGTTGATAACCCGAATCCGACCACCCCGACATACCGGTGGCTTTCCTCCGATCAGGCCTTCGCTGAGTTCCTCAGCAGCCGAAAGGAGTGGCGGGTGCGACTCGAATACTCCGTACCCATCCAGCTGACACTGCAAACCGCATACGACCAAGAAACCGACAAGCACCTCGCGTTCCTCCGAGGCCAGAACGCGGCAGACGCCGCCATGGAAAGGACAGCAGCATGACCGAGCAAGACCCTTACCTCAACGAGATCTTCGAGAGCCGCGATCTCCGAGACGGGGGCAAGCGCATCCGGATCATCGAGAAGGCATCTGCGACCCGGTTCTACGAGGCCGGCTACCGCTATCGCCGAGTTGACGAGTTCGGCCAGTTCGCGGGCCGCGCCAACCGGGTGCACATCACCGCCGCGACGCTCGACAAGAGCTACCGGAAGGTGAGCCGTTGATGGCCGGCGAGACGATCATCACCGTCGTCGGCAACCTTACCTCCGACCCCGAGCTGCGATACACCCAGAACGGGCTCGCGGTCGCGAACTTCACGATCGCCTCCACGCCCCGCAGCTTCGACAAGGCGTCGAACGAGATGAAGGACGGAGAGCCCCTGTTCCTCCGCGCGTCGGTGTGGCGCGAGTTCGCCGAACACGTCGCCGGGTCCCTCGCCAAAGGCTCCCGGGTCATCGCGACCGGCCGCCTGAAGCAGCGCTCCTACGAGACCAAGGAAGGCGAGAAGCGCACGAGCATCGAGCTCGAGGTCGACGAGATCGGTCCCTCGCTCCGGTGGGCGACCGCGCAGGTCACCCGGGCCACCGCTGGGGCGCCTGAGAGGGGTAAGGCCCCACAGGGCGAGCAGTGGGCCTCGCAGGCGCCGGCCTCGACCGACACGTGGAACCAGGGAGGTGGCAGCTATGGAGACGACACCACGCCCTTTTAGCCCGGAGCCTGCGCAGTGCCCGCGCGAGTGCCACGAAAGGAGCCGCGCATGAAGCGAGGCCAGGACGATAAGTGCCGTCCACTGTTCCACCGTTGGCGGCGTTCATTGCACATGCCGGGGCTCAAGCGATGCTCCCGCTGCGGTTGGTATCGACGGGCTGACGAAATGGGGGCCGGGACCATCGTGAGCTGGTACCGCCCGGGCACGTTCGGGGGCGACTCATGACCTTCCGCGGAACCTTCAACGCCGGCATCCACGCCCCCGCCACCCAGGAGCACGACACCTCGACCGGACGATGCAAGCGCTCATGCTGCTGGACACCGTTCGGCCACGCCGCACGTGTCGACTGCACCTGCCACCAGAAGGAGGCCACCAGATGACCGAACCAGACGACCTCCTCGCCGCGGTCCAAGCCCTCACCCGACCCCACGTCGACCACTTCACCCAGAAGACCGACGACGGGGAGCTCGTGAAGATCCACTCCATCGAGCAGCCCGCCCTCCTCGAGCAGCTGTACGCCGCGGTGAACCCGTCGAACAACAAGTCGGCCGGTTCCGCTTCGGCCCCGTGGACCCGGAACCTGATCGACGGCGACGCCCTGTTCGAGTACGCGAAGATGGCGTCCGCAGTGAAGTCCTGGTGCCTGATGGTCGCCATCACCCCCGGCAAGGACGCGGTGAAGAACCTCGACGCCTGGTACGTCGCCTACGCCGCCATCCCAGACCAGGACGAGACCCACCACGACTGGTACCGCACCGAGCTGCGACGGTGGGCTTCCCTGATCCGCAACATCCTCGAACCCCCGAAACGGTTCGAACTCACCACACCCTGCCCCGTCTGCCACTCCGAGACGTGGACGAACCCGGACGGTGAGGACATCCCGCACCCACTCCTCGTCGAATACCGGGTCACCCCCGAAGGGAACCCAGTCCGACCCAGAGCAAGATGCCGAGCCGCCGACTGCGGGGCCGAGTGGGACAACCTCGAAGCCATCGAAGAACTCGGCACCGAACTCGCTGAGAAGAGCATGGAGAACGCATCATGATGGATTGGATACCAGCAGAGGCGCTCACCCGTGACTCGATCGGAGAACTCATCACGGTGCAGGTCGACGACGAGACGACTTTCAAAGGGCGCTTGGACAGGTTCACGATCGACTCCGGAGAGGTCACAACGATCGTCCGAGATTGGGGACAGGTCCCAATGCGGACATCCATGAGTTGCACGGTGCAGCTCACGCTCTCGGGTATCGGGCCAATGACCGTACCCGGGGCCGCAAAGGTCACGCCGCGGTTCGACACGCGGGCGGGAATGTGTAGCAGAACTAGCGTGATTTGAGATAGACTCGTGAGTGCCTACCAGTAGTCTGCCAAGACGCAGGTGGGACCACGAACTTCACGAAAGGCCCTCGACTCCGGTTGGGGGCCTTTCGTCGTTTCAGCTTCGCGTCCCACCCACACACACGACACAGCGCCGCCCCATCGGGTCCGGCCGAATCCGACAACCGGGTGTGAGACGCGAACCAACCCGGCTACTGGGTAAGTGGCAAGCGCATGGAGGCGGGGCGACTGTTGCCAGAGCGCATCAGCCCGCAAGGGTCCGAGCCGCTCCGCCTCTCGCGCTGAATGCCCGTAGCTCAGAGGCCAGAGCACCCGGCTCCAACCCGGGGTGTCGCAGGTTCGATTCCTGCTGGGTATGCCAGGTGCTGATCCGGAGCATTCTCCGAGGTAGGTGCCCACCCGGGGGCGCAGGTCACAGGCCAGCGCCCCTCCCACCATCTCGGCCGCGCACCTCACCCAGCCCGCCTGACCCGCGGCACGGTGACCGGAACGGCAACCACGTCGAAGGACAGGGCCCATGGGTAACCGTTCCTCCACGCGCCGCAGCCGCGAGTTCCGCGAAGAACTCAAAGCCGTGTGGCAAGCGCAGAACGCCCCATGCCGCGAGTGTGGCTCGCCTATCGACTGGGCAGCCGAGAAGAACACGCCGAATGCGTTCGAGCTCGATCACATCCTCCCGGTGAAGCACTACCCGCACCTCGAGTTCGACGTGAACAACGCCGCACCGAGCCATTCGGCCTGCAACCGCTCGAAGGGCGCTCGCGCAGGAGTGCAACCCGGCACTACATCCGAACCCTGGTAGGAGACCCATGAAGCGCATCACGATCGAAGAGGGCCCCCTGGCGGGCAAGGAGTACGACGTCCCCGAAGACACCACCGTGCTCGACATCCCGGTGACGGGCGGCCACTACACGGTCGGCCCGAAGCACGCCCCCTGGCACGCCGACGAGGCGCCTAAGCCGAGGGCACCGCGCGCACCGAAGCGTGCCGCGGAGAAGGTCACCGTCCTCGATGGCGAACTCGACGGCACACCGGGCGCGCTGCCCGAGTACGACCCCGCCAACCCCGGGCCCCACGAGTCCCATCCGGCACCCACCGCCAACACCCCCGAGTAACGAGAGCAAGGTTCCCGCCATGCCAACCAAGACCAAAGCCGAACAGATCCTCGAGGCCATGGAACAAGCCGGCACCGCCGTGTCAGCCATGACCGGAATCAAGAAGCGCTTCATCGATCAGGGATGGTCCGAAGCGGGCGCAGAAGCCATGACCATCCAACTCCTCGCCGCCTCCAACACTGGGCAGGCAAAGGCAACACGGTCATGACCCGCCGCATCGACCGCACCACCAAGACCTGGCGCAACGGGTACGCAGCAGGCACCGTCATCGGCATCCTCCTCGTCGTCCTGGTCATCGTCACCCTCGTGACACTGATCACCGGGATGACCCGAGCACTCCTCGGAGTGTGACATGCCGGGACGACACGAGAAGCCCACAGCCGAAGCCACCCTCCTAGACATCCGCGCACTGCTCGCCACCTTCATCACCCGACACGAGTTCGGACACGACGAAGACGACAGCATCACAGTCAACGACTTCGCCTACTACGAAGGCGGCTTCCTCAACGACCTATACAAGCTCCTCGACGAACCGCGGACCCAGCATGACCACAAGGCGGTCCAACACCGAGACGGCAAAGAACCCTGGTGTCAAGAGTGCAGACTCACCGCTGACTATCGGGAGCCCAAGAGCCGATTCAAGGGGTAGGGGCGTCCGAATCGCTGGAACCGAACAGGCAGGACAGTCCACCGGCAGTGTCCTCTCTCTCCCTGGGACCCCCACCCCATCGCGCGGACTAGCGCTGGCTCATCACCAAGGAGGGCGCTCGTGGTTCGTCGTCGCCCTGATGAGACGGACCAGGAGTACCGGACGCGGGAGAACGTGGCTCGGCGCGAGCGTTACGCGCGGCAGATCGCGGAGGGTCGAATCCCCGCTGACAGATTGAAGGCCAAGCGCGGCTATATCAAGTCTCGCGGCCCGGGTTACATCCCTCGGGTTCTGCAGGCTCCGGAATGTTCCGACCCGGCCTGCGGCGAGAAGCCCCTGGCGAAGGGGCTCTGCTACCGCCACTACCGAGCGGCACAACGCGCACTCGGTGTCCCATGGGCGTGTGAGGGCAACAAGTCGTTCAAGGCTCGGGCCGCCAGGCACGGAGTTCCGTACGAGCCGGTCAACCGGTTGAGGGTGTTCGAGCGTGACCGCTGGATCTGCGGCCTCTGCGGTGAGCCGGTCGATCGCGAGGATGCGAGCCTCGACCATGTCGTCCCGATGTCGCGCGGCGGCGCGCACTCCTACGCGAACACGCAATGCAGTCATTTGCTCTGCAACATCCGGAAGGGAGCGGCGAGTGACTGACTTCGAAGACCAGACGATCCGCGCCGCATTGGACGAATCGATCGAGGCGAACAAGCAACTGCTGGCCGAGGTCGACGCCGCGCTTGTGGCTTCTGCCCGGGCGGTTGCTGATCGCATCGACGACGCCGTCGCTACGGCCGACGGACAAGAACTCACGAAGGCGCTCTACCTCATCCCGCACGTGACGAACCTGCTCCGCGAGATGCTGGCGACGCCATCCGCTCGCCTTGCGGCGCACGTCAGCACGGAGGTGGAGGGTGGCAAGAAGGCCAAGCTCACTGCGCTCCGCTCAGCCAAAGCGGCTGGGTAGCGAGACTCCCCGGGTTTTCACCCCTCCGCTTCGGCCTTTGACTCCGGAGACGTCGAAGGGTTTCGCGTGCATCGAGTTCGCTGAGGCGATCCTTGAGGTGCATCTGCTGCCGTGGCAGAAGTGGTTGCTTATCCACGCGCTCGAGCTGAACGAGAACGGCACGTACCGGTTTCGCACCGTGGTGCTGCTCGTTGCCCGCCAGAACGGCAAGTCGACGCTGATGCAGGTGCTGTCCCTATGGCGCATGTTCGTCGAGGGCGCCCCGCTCGTGATCGGCACGGCGCAGAACCTCGACGTTGCTGAGGAGCAGTGGGCCGGCGCTGTGGAACTCGTCGAGTCGATCCCCGAGCTCGCGGACATGATCGCCCCCGGCGGGGTCGTGAAGGTCAACGGCAAGAAGGCGCTGCGCCTCACCACCGGCGAACGCTACAAGGTCGCTGCGGCATCTCGCCGTGGTGGCCGTGGGCTGTCCGGTGACCTCGTGCTCCTCGACGAGCTGCGGGAGCACCGGAACTGGGAGGCGTGGGGCGCGGTCACGAAGACGACTATGGCCCGTGCGCTCGCCCAGGTGTGGGCCGCATCCAACGCCGGCGACATCGCCTCTGTGGTCCTGCGTCATTTGCGGACCATCGCCCACCGTGCGCTCGGGTACCCCGACGGCGACGAGGGCATGGCGGTCCTCACTGAGACTCCGGAGTCCGAGGGTGCTGATGAGTCACTCGGCCTGTTCGAGTGGTCGGCGAAACCGGGCCGCACCGTGTGGGATCGGGATGGTTGGTCTGAGGCAAACCCGTCGCTGGGTCACACCATCGACGAGAAGTCGATCTCGGCTGCTGCGGCGACCGACCCCGAGTGGGTGTTCCGCACCGAGGTGCTGTGCCAGTTCGTGAACCTCGCCGCGGTGGGCCCGTTCCCGAACGGGTCGTGGGCGGCGACACTCGAGCACCAGGTCGAACGCGACACGTCGCGGCCCGCCTGCTACGGCATCGACGTGTCCCACAACCGGCAGATGGCATACGTCGCTGTCGCGTTCTGGGATGTGCAGGGCCGGGCCCGTGTCGAGATCGCGGTGGAGCGCGCCGGCACGGACTGGATCATCCCGTGGTTGCTCGACCCGAAGCGTCGCATCGCCCCGGAGTTCGTGACGTTCCAGACGAAGGGCGCCCCGGTCACGTCCCTCGCTGATGATTTCGAAGCTGCGGGCATCGACGTCGCGAAGTGGGAAGGCCAGGACCTCGCTGGCTGGCACGGCACGTTCTACGACCTTCTCCGCAAGGCCACTGCAGACGACCGGGACGAGTCAGAGCCGGTGCCCTTCACGCATGGCTTCTGGCCGTCGCTGGATGCTGCCGCGAACTCGGCCGCGATCCGCCCTATCGCTGACGGCTGGGTCATCGACCGCCGCAACTCCCCGCACGACGCTGCACCACTGATGGCGTGCATCGGCGCGATCGGACTCCTGAAGACCAACCCCGAACCGAACGTGAGCGTCTACGAGACGCGGGAGCTCATGTTCCTCGACTGAGAAGGAGGCCACAGTGGGCGTACGTGAAGCTCTGGCCTCCCTGATGGGCATGGACGGCGCGCCGAACATCCAGTACTTCGGGCCCACCTTCCGCAGCATGATTCTCGGTCTGACCCCGGAGGAGTTGTTCCGGACTCAGCCGCATCTGCGCATCGTGCTGTCGTTCGTCGCCCGCAACGTCGCCCACCTCGGTCTTCACGCGTTCGAGCGAATCGACGACAACGACCGCCGACGCCTCCGCACCGGGCCGCTCGCGCTGCTCCTCAAGCGGCCCAACGCGAACATGACCGGGTACGAGCTCCTCGAAGCCCTGGTCTCTGACCTCGGGCTCTACGACATCGCCTACTGGTTCTTCTACGAAGACGCCAACGCCCCCGCTGGATGGTCCGTCCAGCCGATCCCGTCGTCCTGGGTTGTGGAGCAGCGCGGCGGCAACTTCTTCGCCGCGGCCGGCTACACCATCCAGAACCCCGACGGCACCCGCACACAGATCCCCGCCGAGAACATGCTCGTCTTCCATGGTTGGAACCCGGGCAAGCCGAAGCATGGCGCCTCGCCGATCGAGACCCTGAAGCAGATCCTCGCCGAGCAGGTGCAGGCGTGGTCGTACCGGGAGCAGATCTGGCAGCGCGGCGGCCGCGTCGGAGCGTACCTAACCCGCCCCGTCGGCTCGAAATGGTCCGACAACGCTCGCACGGCATTCGCCGAGGAGTGGAAGAAGCGGTGGACCGGCATCGACGGCGCCAAGGCCGGCGGCACCCCCATTCTCGAAGAGGGTATGGAGCTGAAGCGGCTCGGTTTCTCTGCTCGCGAGGAGGAGTGGGTCGAGGTCTCCAAGCTGTCGCTGTCCACGATCGCCGGCGTGTATCACGTCAACCCGGTCATGGTCGGCATTCTCGACAACGCGAACTTCTCGAACACGAAAGAGTTCCGGAAGATGCTGTACTCCGAGACTCTCGGGCCGACGCTCGCGATGATCGAGGACCGCATCAACACGTTCCTCGTTCCGCACATCGTCGGTGACAAGCCGGTCTACGTGGAGTTCAACATCGCGGAGAAGCTGCAGGGCGACTTCGAGGAGCAGGCCACGGTCCTGTCGCAGTCCGCGGGCGCTCCGTGGATGACCCGCAACGAGGTGCGCGCAAAGCAGAACCTGCCTGCCCTCGAGGGTGGCGACGAGCTCGTGATTCCCCTGAACGTCCTCGTGGGAGGTCAGGCCTCACCGCAGGACTCGGGAACCCAGAACGAGGGCCCGAAGGATCTCGGTGAGTTGCCGCAGATCAAGGGTCGTCCGCGGCGCGTGAAGGCGCAGCGTAACCCGAACCACGTCGCGAAGGCGGAGGAGGTGCTGCGCGCGTTCTTCAAGCGGCAGCGCGCATCCGTGCTGGCTCGGCTCGGATCGAAAGCACCGGAGTGGTGGGATGAGGACCGCTGGAACTCGGAGCTTTCCGATGACCTGTATGCGCTCTCGGCGACCGTGTCGCTGGCCGTCGCGAAGTCGGTTCTCGCTCGCGCGGGTCTCGACTCCGACCAGTACAACGCCGATCAGACGTACGCGTTCCTCCGCGCGATCGCAGACAAGCGGGCCGACGCCATCAACGGCACGACCCGTGAGCAGATCAGCGCCATTCTCGACGGCGACGGCCCAGAAGGTGCTGACGGCCCCGGCCATGTCTTCGACCTCGCGGAGGGCGAACGTTCCGCGAAGGCGGGCCTCACCCTCGTCACGACCGTCACCGCTTTCTCGACCGTCGAAGTCGGACGGCAGAACGGCGGCGCTGAGAAGACGTGGGTCGTCACCTCATCGAACCCCCGACCGTCGCACGCCTCCTTGGACGGGGAAACCGTGCCGATGGACTCCACCTTCTCGAACGGCGCCAACTGGCCCGGTGACTCCTCGGCGCTCGACGTCGACGAGGTCGCCGGTTGCAGCTGCGACGTCGAGATCAGCATCACCACCTGACCGAAGGGATCGGAATGAAGACCAAGCAGATG